GCGGCTCTGGATTATCACCAGACCAACAAACAGCCTTTCAAAAAAAATATGACAATTTCTTTAATGCCGATATAGATTACCCTATGACCAGAGGTCCTGTAAGTGTTGAAACAGCTATAGAAAAAAGGGCGTTGGGGCAAAGTGTAGATACATACCAAATATATAAAGACATTTATCAACGTGCTAGTAGAAATTCTACGGCTAGTAGGTTTCCTCTTGATGTACTTAGAGATGGTAGTTATCTAGGGGTTTTAGGTGAGAGGATTGGTGTGGGCTCTCCTAGGCTCCGTAGATTTGAAAACAGAGACTACGCAGATATTGATAATGTCCTTATAGACGAATACTTTAATCCAAATGCAAAAATTGCAGGGGGCGGTTTAATATCACCAACAAGAAAAAAATTACGAAACTACAAAGATAAATCTGGTACGCCTATGCGAACAGCTAATAACATAAATGAAATGTTAGATAATTTAATGCGTGGGGATGAAAAAGTATTTAGAGAGCTGCAATTATTAAATGCTGTTGATGGCTCTAAAAAACCCACAGAAAAATTACGAGAATTTCTTGCTACTAAATCAGAAGCTATAAAAAATAATCCGCAAGGCAAATTATCTACAGCAGAACTAGATGAATTTTTAGAACGTGAAATGTACGACGCTATAAGAATTGAAGAATTTGGGTCTGGAAGTATTAGCGGGCGTAGTATCGCTGGAGATACAGTACCTCGTGGGGATGGTTCAGGTCCAGAAAATGCAAATGTCTACATGATAAGAGGGCTTGACGATACTGCTTTTACAGGCTCTCAAAACAAACATTTTGGTAAATATGCAGGGGATGGCGGTAATAAGGACTCTGATAGAGTGTATGCTCCTCTAACATATATAAAAGAAAATTATAATAGGATAGATAACAAAGTTGGCGATGGCACCATAAAGTTACCTTCAGATGTAGATATTGTTGGGCAAAAAGCGATGCAGAAAAACATCTTAGCAGAAAAGTTTGGCGATGATTATAACGACATTTATGCTTTTGATGGTGTAAAAGAAGTAAATGCTAATTATCAAGCCGACCTTATTAGTGATGAGGCCGTAGATTGGTTAGCTAGTAAAAATGTTGCGGTAAGGGGTAATGACCAAATTGTGCCTGTAGTTCAAAGAACACAATCAGATTATGCAGCACAATTAAAAAACATAGCTGCTAGTAGAGTGGTTGCAGGAGCTGAAGCGGGCATATATGAGGCTTCAAAACAGGGTGGTAAATTTAAAAAAGGCTATGAACAATATGAAAGTCCTTTTCATGTGCCAGATGTCAAAAAAGTAGACAAAAATTTTGTAAACAATATTACAAAGTTTAATGAGATTAGTGCAGAAGCTAATGAAAACTTAGGTAAACTTAGAGGTAACGATTTGTTATTTACTGATTTTATTTTAAAAGATGGTGTTACAGGAAAAACAATCAACAAAATTGTTAAAACTGATAAACCTGTAGCAGAAAAAATTACAGAACTAAACGACCTAATCCAGCCAAAAAATGTAAATATAGCAACGCCAAAACCATTTTTATCGCCTGCTGAAAAAAGTTTTTTAAAAGCCAACCAAAAATTACAAAAAACCATACTAGAGGGCAGTTTAGGTAAATTAAAAGGTGCAGCATCTCAATTAAATAAATATTTAAAAGATGATAAGAGTAAAGACTTTTTGGATGTGTTTTTCGATACAGACATTTTAACTAAAGAAGGATTTATTGATGTAGCAGATTTACCTGCAAGCAGAATGAAATTAGTAGATGTTGATTTACAAAATCTTTCAGAGGGCACTAAAAGGATTCTGCAAAACAAAGATTTCTACCAAAAAATAGGTCGTGATAGTTTTGATGATAATTTTTTAGCGAAGTTTAGTTTGAGTCCGTTTAGGTTTAGGGATGCTGCAGATGTGCTTGCACCAAAAAATAAAAAAACAGAAGCAAAAACATTATTTAATAAACTTCTTATTCCTGGAAAATTAGAAGAGATAAGTGAAGAGGCTCTAGCCAAAGTATCAAAAAGTAAGCTAACGAGAGAAGATTATACTGGTAGTGTTTATTTACACTATAACAACGAAATTGACCGTGGGCTTAAAGCCTTAGAAGAATCTGGGTCGACTGCAGCAGAGGAACAAATAAATACAAAATTAAAACAAGCAGCTGGAAAGGCCCAAAATTCAAAAGACCCAAAATTGCAGAAAGCTGTTGAAAGGATATATGAGCTTTTACCAAGGGCTGACAACCTCATTTACGATGCCGAAAAATATAAGGCAGGAGACCAGTATAATCTGGATTTATATGCACCACCAAATCCTTTTATAAAACCCGACCCTTATGCTGGATTTTTAAACACAAAACAAATGGTGTTACCAACACGGCATCAAATTAATAATGCTGCTAGAAATACAGACTCTGATTTTATGGTGTTTAATATTGACCAAGCTGTAGGCGAGGGCGGTGGTTCTGTGGTGCGTCGTTTGTATGGAGACCAAGTAAAAGAAATAGAAAAAATTGTAAAAGAATTAGATATTGACCCTGATGACGTTATATACAAAGATAATTTTCAAAAGTATGCAAGACGAGGTGAGCCACCTCTACCTGCTCAAGTTATATTAAAATTAAGTGAAATTAGAGATGCTTTTGAGGCGGGCAAAGGTATATCTAGTTTTAAGAAAGGTGGTCTAGTAGAAGCTAAAAATAGTTTTTTTAAAGATTTTTCTGCAGAAATTAAGGGCTTATAAAATGAGTGCGATAATAAAATTTTTGTTGTCTAAAAAAGACACAATACAAAAAGCTTTAAAACCCACTAAAAAAAAATTAACAGCTAATGAAACTAAAGCATTAGAGAGTCTCATTACCACTAAAAGTGGTGCTAGCTTAATCCAAGCTATAAAAAAAAATAAAAATTTACAAATTGCCTCTGTAAATAATATCCAAAGAATAAGAAAAATAGACCCACTTATAGTTACCCCAAAAAATAAAGACACTATATTTTTATATAGAGGTGTATCTTTAGATAGTAGTTTGCCAATAGAAAAAGCCCTAAAACAAGAGGGCATTAAGTCAACATCTCTTAAAGCAAGAAATACACTAGACTTTGGTGATACGGACGCTTTTACTAAACACTACGTTTTAAAATATGCTGTGCCCAAAAAGAAAGTTTTAGCACACATTCCTACATTAGTTAAAAGTTCCGACCAGAGAAGATTAAGCTACGGTGCAAAAAAACTCGCTTTTGATGAAGATGAAGTGCTAGCAGACCTTTCTGGATTGAACCCTGTAAAAGTTTTTAATACACCTAGAAGTATATTGCGAACACCGTTCAAAAATCAAATAGTGCTACCCACAAACAGACAAGCAACTTTAGATGTGGTGTCAGGAGTAAGACCAATGAAAACATTACGAGAAGTTTACCAAGACCCTGCACTCACAAAAGATGTAATTAGAGCTTTTGAGGCAGGTAAAACACCTAAGGACATAATTAAAGAATATGTGACTATAACAGGCAGAGTGCCCTACGCACCCGAAGGTTTTGTGCCTACAGGTTTTGGTAGAAAAAGTAACTTACAACAGTTACCATTTTATAGATTGCTAGATAGAAGATTACAAAAGGTATATAAAGACTTTTTAGATTTTTATGAAAACTGACAGCCTTACTGATGCTGAATTAAAAGAGGTAGTGCTTTTAAAAGAGCGACTAAACAGACTAAACAAACAAGACAAGTGTCAAGATAAATTTTTAAATTTTATTAACAACATTTGGCCTGAATTTATATGTGGCGAGCACCATAAAATATTTGCACAAAAATTAGAAGATATAGCGAAGGGTAAAATTAATCGTTTGATTGTTAATATGCCACCAAGACACACTAAGTCTGAATTTGCCTCAACATATTTCCCTGCTTGGTTTATGGGTAAGTTTCCTAACAAAAAAATTATGCAAACAACACACACAGGAGAGTTGGCTGTAAGATTTGGTAGGAAAGTTAGAAACCTAATGGATGGTGAAGATTATAAAGGTATTTTTCCTGATGTCAGTTTATCTGCAGATTCTAAATCTGCTGGTCGTTGGGAAACTAACAAAGGTGGAGAATACTTTGCAGCTGGTGTAGGTGGTGCCATAACTGGTCGTGGTGCTGATTTATTAATAATAGACGACCCACATTCAGAACAAGATGCTTTATCTTTAACACAAATGGAGGCTTGTTGGGACTGGTATACTTCTGGACCTAGACAGCGTTTACAACCTAGAGGTGCAATAGTTTTAGTTATGACTAGATGGAGTGATGTGGACCTAACAGCTAAATTAATAAATTCACAAAAAGACCCACTAGCAGATAAATGGGAAATTATAGAGTTTCCTGCAATATTCCCAGATAGTGAAAAACCAATGTGGCCAGAATTTTGGCCTATAGATGAATTAAAGAAAGTTAAAGCATCTTTGCCTGCTATGAAATGGAACGCACAATGGTTGCAGACACCAACAGCTGAAGAAGGCTCTATAATAAAAAGAGAGTGGTGGCAAGAGTGGGCACACGAAAGTTTGCCTGGTGTTCAATACATTATACAATCATATGATACTGCGTATTCAAAAAAACAAACTGCAGACTTTTCTGCTATTTCTACTTGGGGCATATTTAGACCATCTGAAGATGCACCAGACTCTATCATTTTATTAGATTGTCAAAAAGGCAGATGGGACTTTCCAGACCTAAAAAGAATAGCACAAGAAGAATATAAGTATTGGGACCCAGATATGGTATTGATAGAGGCTAAGGCTTCAGGTACACCTTTGTCGCAAGAGCTTAGAAGATTAGGTATACCGATAGTTAATTATTCGCCATCAAGAGGGCATGATAAACATTCCCGTATGCACTCTGTAGCACCTATGTTTGAATCTGGCTTAGTTTGGGCACCACAAAAAAAGTTTGCAGATGACATGATTGAAGAGTGTGCGTCTTTTCCCTTTGGTGCTCATGACGATTTGTGTGATACAATGACACAAGCTCTGTTGCGTTTTAGAGAGGGAGGCTTAATATCTTTAGGTGATGATTACCAAGATGATGAGAAAGCACCTATAAAAAGAGTATATTATTAATGATGCAGTTTTATTTAACAGAATATGTGAAAGATGGAGTCGCACAAGAAGGTCCTTTAATTATGGCCTCTACTTTAGAACAGGCTAATGCACAAGCTGAGGATTTAGGACTTAAATTAGTAGGAGAAATGTTCCCTTTGGCACATTTAGATATGACGCAAGGTGAAACAATACATTAATGGCTATCGAAAGACAATTACCAGAACAGTTAAATCAAAATAAATCTAAGACTGATGATGATTTGCAGTTTGAAGAAATTATTAACATAGATACTGACGAGAGTCCTGAAGGTATCACTATGATGGAAGATGGTGGTGCTTTATTAGGACCACAAGAGGAAGAGCCTCAAGATATTGGGTTTGATGGCAACTTAGCAGAGATTGTAGGCGAAAACGAACTTAATGTTATTGCTAACAATCTAGTTGGTTCTATTGAAAAAGATAAATCTTCTAGAAAAGATTGGGAAAAAACATACACAGATGGATTGAAATATCTTGGTATGAAGTTTGATGAAGATAGGTCTGAACCATTTGAAGGTGCAAGTGGTGTTATTCATCCGTTATTAGGAGAGGCTGTAGTTGATTTCCAAGCACAAGCCTACAAAGAATTATTACCTGCTGGTGGTCCAGTAAAAGCACAAATAATAGGCGATTTCGATTCTGAAGTTGAACTACAAGCACAAAGAGTACAAGAGTTTATGAATTACCAGATAGTTCATGAAATGCAAGAATACGACCAAGAACTTGACCAACTTTTATTCTATTTACCTTTAGCAGGTTCTGCATTTAAAAAAATATACTTTGATGAAAATTTAGGCAGACCAGTATCAAAGTTTGTGGCACCAGAGGATTTGATTGTGCCTTATTACACAACAGATTTGGAATCATGTAACCGTATTACACATGTAATAAAAATGCCAGAAAACGAATTGCGTAAATTACAAGCGAATGGTTTTTATAGAAAAGTAGAAGTAAGTTATGGTGATGAAACACAATATGGTCAAGTTGAAGAAACTATAGAGGAATTAACTGGACAAGAATCAGTATATGATGATGGAGAAGTTGCAGTATTGCATGAGGTGCATTGTAATTTAGATTTAGAAGGCTTTGAAGATTTAGATGAAGATGGTGAGAGTACAGGTGTAAAATTACCTTACATTGTTACCATAGATTCTAATTCAAATAATATTTTATCTATCAGAAGGAACTATAACCAAAATGACCCGTTAAAAAAGAAGATTGAATACTTTGTTCATTTTAAATTTTTACCTGGTCTAGGATTTTATGGTTTTGGATTAACACATATGATTGGTGGATTATCAAAAGCGTCTACGTCTATTATGAGGCAGTTGATTGATGCAGGTACCCTGTCTAACCTCCCTGCTGGTTTTAAGACAAGAGGTATTAGAATAAGGGATGAAGATACCCCTATTCAGCCTGGAGAATTCAGAGATGTAGACGCACCCGCTGGTTCTCTAGCAGAGTCCATACAACCATTACCTTTCAAAGAGCCAAGTGGAACTTTGTTAAATTTATTAGGTATCTTAGTTAATTCAGGTAAGACCTTTGCATCTATTGCTGAAATAAATACAGGGCAAGGCAATCCACAAGCTCCAGTAGGAACAACTATGGCTTTATTAGAGAGGTCTACAAAAGTTTTGTCAGCTATACATAAAAGATTACATAACTCACAAAAGAAAGAATTTAAAATATTAGCTAATATATTCTCTGAATTTTTACCGCCAGAATATCCTTACATGACTGCTGATGGCAACAAACGAATAAAGGAACAAGATTTTGATGGGAGAATAGATATTTTTCCTGTATCAAATCCTGACATATTTAGCACATCTCAAAGAATAGCATTAGCACAAGAGATGATGACGCTCGTTTCATCAAATCCTGAAATACATGGACCTGACGGTTTATATGAATCATACAAAAGAATGTATGCTGCTATAGGTGTAGACAATATAGATAAATTACTTTTACCACCTCCCCCATCTGACCCGATACCTGTAGAAGCTGGTCAAGAAAATACAGGATTAATTATGGCTGTACCTGCATCCGCTTTTCCACAACAAAATCATGATGCCCATATAGCTATACACATGTCCTTGTTAAACACACCACCCGTACAAACTAATGCACAAGTGCAGGCAACGATACACGCACACATCATGCAACACTTACAAATGAAAGCAGACATTTTAGGACTAGAACAAATGCCACCAGAAATTAGAACAGAGTACGATAATATTAGTCAACAAATAGGCCAAGCTAATCCTGTAGACGCACAACAACTAGAGGTGCAAAGAAACGATTTACTAGCACAATTTTCAGCACCTATTTTATCGCAGTTGGTAGTAGAGTATACAGAAAAAGTTTCATCTCCGTCAGACGAGGACCCATTAGTAACAATTAGAAAGCAAGAACTAGCCTTAAAAGGTCAAGAGTTGCAACAAGAAAAACAACAGTTCTTATTAGACCAACAAAGAAGAAAAGAGGATTCTATTAACCAAGATAATATAGATAAACAAAAAATCCAAACACAAGAAGAAATAGCAGAGATGAAAGATGATACTGCTAGAGCAAGATTGCAACAACAGAAAGATTTAAAGATTCAAGATTTAATTAACAAATACAATAAATAGTGTAATAATACGAAAATGGAAAAAGAACCAAAAGTTTTAAATAACAAACAAGGTTACTCTAACAAGGGTAATCTAGGGTACAGCAAAAAAGAAAGTTTTGTTGCTGACGTAAATCCAAAACCAGGAATGGGCAAAGGCAAATCTAAGGGCGTTGGTATAGCCGAGTATGGCACCAAGTTCTCTGGTGTGTATTAATGTCCATACTTTGGGTTGCGGATAAATTAAAAAAACATCTTAAAGAAAGAAAAGAAGATGTTACAAACAGCATGTTGTCTGGTGTAAAAGACATGTGCCAATATGAGTTTCTAAGAGGTAAATACAGCTCACTTGTAGAAACAGAACTAGAATTAACAGAGCTGCTAGGAAGAGTAATAGAAGATGACGACGAAGAACAAGGTGATAGTACCTGACCACGTTGCAAAGCAGGTAGAAGAACAAAACAAACAAACAGGAGAGAAGCTTGAAAAAGCATACATTCCTGAAGAATCTAGGGTTTTAGACCCAACACTTTTAGATAAATCTATAATAGAGCGTATGCCACAGCCTACAGGATGGCGGCTACTAATATTACCATTTCAAGGCTTGGGTGTATCTAAAGGTGGTATTATACTTACACAAAGTCATGTTGATAGAGAGTCTCTTGCTACTGTATGTGCGTATGTAGTAAAAATGGGTCCACTCTGTTATAAAGACAAAAGATTTTCTGGAGAGAGCTGGTGTAGTGAAAAACAATGGATATTGATTGGTAGGTATGCTGGTGCAAGATTCAAATTAGGAGATGAAGCCGAGTGCAGAATCATTAATGATGATGAAGTTATAGCCACTATACATGACCCAACTGATATTGTTGCAGTATAGGAGTAGAAATGACTGAAATAGAAAAAAATGTTGAAGAGGGAGAAATAGTTGAACTCCCTGACAACGAAACCTCTAAAAAAGAGGATGATGACTCAACTCCAGAAGTCGTAGAGGCTAGTGAGGTTGAGGAGCAGGAGTCTGAACACGAACAGTATTCGGACAGAGTGCAAAAACGTATATCTAATCTAACTCGTAGATTAAGAGAAGAAGAGCGTGCAAAAGAATCTGCATATAATTATGCACTTCAGATGCAAGAAAAGAATAAAGTGCTAGCACAAAAAAGTTCTAGCCTTGATAGGTCTTATTTAGCGGAAGCCTCTAACAGACTTAAGTCTCAAAGAGCACAAGCACAAGCAGCTTTAAAAAATGCACATGAGTCGCAAGATTACGACAAAGTTGCAAAAGCTCAAGATGTGTTAGCAAAAATAGCTGTTGAAGAAAGCAAAGTTGTAAACTCACAATCTCAGCTAGAATATCAACAACAACTTGCAGATAGTCAAACAGAGCAAATAATTCCGCCAGCACAACCGCAACAACAATACGTTGACCCAGACCCTAAGGCACAAAATTGGGCACAAAAAAATACTTGGTTTGGTGAAGATGAGACTATGACGTTAGCTGCTTTTAATATTCATAGGAATTTGGTAGAGCAAGAGGGCTTTGACCCGAGCTCTGATGAGTATTATACTGAGGTGGATAAAAGAATTAAGGCAGAGTTCCCACATAAATTTGATGTGAAAAATAAACCACAACAAAGGGTTGCTTCTGCTTCTAGAGCCGATACAAGTGTTAAAGGTTCTAAAAAACAAGTAAAGCTATCGCCTTCAGAGGTACAGATGGCAAAAAAATTAAACGTACCCTTAACTGAGTACGCAAAATATGTAAGAAGGTAAAAATGGAAAGAGATAATAAAGGGAAATTTGTAAGTAATGACAGAGTGTCCCGCTCTGCTGAAGTTCGTGCTAAAGAAAATGCACGCAAACCTTGGGCACCCCCAAGTATGTTAGAAACCCCACCTAATCCTCCTGGATATGTTTATCGTTGGATAAGGGCCGAGGTTTTGAATGAAGATGATAAAAAAAATGTTATGTCTCGAATAAGAGAAGGTTTTGAATTAGTCAGAGCTGAAGAGATAGGAGATTTTGAATTACCATCAATTCAAGACGGCAGGCATGCAGGAGTAGTTAGTGTTGGCGGTTTACTATTAGCTAAGATTCCAGAGGAAACAAGAAACGAACGTAACGCATACTATCAAGGCAGAACTGAGTCAGCTCAAGATGCCGTAGACAACGACCTCATGAAAGAATCTGATGCTCGTTCTCCAATAATGTCACCAAGGAGAACTACAAGTGTTACATTTGGTGGCGGTAAACGAAAATAAATAAATTTTAAGAGGTAAATTAAAATGGCAAATAAAGATGCACCTTTTGGGTTTAAGCTAGTAGGTTCATTGGGAAGTGGTGGTCAAAATAATGGCGTCCACGAATACAATATCGAATCTGGTTCAACTCAAGGTATATTTTCAGGCGACCCTGTTAAGATGCTTACAGGAGGATTCATCGACGTAGCAGATGCTGCTGGTGATGAAAAAATCCTTGGTATTTTCAGAGGTTGTAAATTCGTTAATTCAAGTAGCAAAGAAGTAGAATTCTCTGCTCATTTCCCTGCTGCACAAACAGCAACAGGAGACATTGTGGCCTTTGTTGAGGATAATCCTTTAAATCTATATGAAGTACAATGTACTGGTTCTTTAGCTAGAACAGACATTGGTGCAAACGTAGATATAGCGTATACAGCTGGTTCGACCTTAAATGGTCAATCAAAAGCTGAAGTTGCTAGTTCATCAGGTTCTGCTGCCGCTAACTATAGAATAGTTGGTATTTCAAAAGATTCTGAAAATAACGAACTAGGTTCAGCAAATGTAAATGTTATCGTTAAGATAAATGAACACGCTTATGAAAACACCGCAGGTGTGTAAGGAGTAAATAATCATGGCAATTAATAGAGCACAATTAGCAAAAGAATTAGAGCCAGGTTTAAATGCCTTGTTCGGTATGGAATATGCACGTTATGATAATGAACATGCAGAAATCTATGAAGAAGAATCATCAGACAGAGCTTTTGAAGAAGAAGTAATGATTGTTGGTTTCGGAAACGCCCCTGTAAAACCAGAGGGTGAAGGTGTTTCATTCGACAATGCAAACGAAGGCTTTACAGCTCGTTATGAACACGAGACAGTAGCGTTAGCTTTTTCATTAACTGAAGAAGCAGTTGAGGACAATCTGTATGACAGACTAGGTTCTCGATACACAAAAGCTTTAGCTAGAAGTATGGCAAATACTAAGCAAATTAAAGCAGCAAGTGTATTAAACAACGCTTTCTCAAGTTCTTTCCCAGGCGGTGATGGAGTTTCTCTGATTAACAGTTCGCATCCACTATCAAGTGGTGCTACATCTGCTAACAGAGCATCTACATTCGCTGACTTGAACGAGACTTCAATAGAAGATGCACTTATTAGAATCTCTACTCAGACAGATGACAGAGGTCTTAATATTGCTTTACAAGGTATTAAGCTTATAGTTCCACCACAACTTCAGTTCGTGGCTGACAGACTATTAAGCTCACCAGGTAGAGTTGGAACATCTGACAACGATATTAACTCCGTTGTAAATCAAGGTATGTTACCTGAAGGATATGTAGTCAATCATTACTTAAATGACCCAGACGCATACTTCTTCAAAACAGACGTGCCTGATGGATTTAAATATTTTGTTAGGTCTCCTATGCAAACTTCATTAGAAGGCGACTTCGATACTGGAAACATGAGATACAAAGCTAGAGAGAGATACTCATTTGGGTTCTCTAACTGGAGATGTGTTGACGGTTCACAAGGAGCATAATACGAACTCGTAGTACAGTTTGTTACTCAGTATTACAAACAGGGCCCATTAGGGCCCTTTTTTTTGACAAAAGTTTCCACATGTAGTATATTCATCTTGTTACTTTCGGTATCTACATGAGTAATTTACAAGAAGTTTTGGGAGAGCCAACAACACTATCCGACAGTCCTTGTATCGGTAGATGCAGCACGACCTGGGGCGATGATATATGTAAAGGGTGTGGACGTTCAAATAAACAGATAAGAGAGTGGCCTAGCTATACCAGTTTAGAAAAAAAATTGATAAACTTGTCTCTTGCGAAAAAATTTCAAGCAAAGAAAAAAATGTCAGACAAAAAACATCCTATAAAAGAATTAGATAATAAAATACTAGCAGCTCAATGTTTAATTGAAATGGTTGGCTCTGAGTTGTTAGAGTTATATGGTAAAGACCCAAAAATAAAAAACACATATCAAAATCTTTTTAGTGCAGTTCAGTCTTTGAAAGAAAGTAAAAAAAATTTACCTGTTGATATATAATCAAGCCTAATATAAAATTTACCTATTAGCATAATGAGGCACATGATGTGTTCCATTTAAAGAAAAGGAGTTCTTATGTCTAATCCACATTTTCAAAATCAAATTTTATGGGCAGGTAATACTGTCGCTTCTAAGTCCAAAAAAGACTTACCTATGTTTCAACCTTATCCGTCTGACCAGACGTATTACGGTTATTTTAACGATTTCATGAACTACGTTGCTAGTGATTGGACCATTACATCTACTGATGGTGGTGGCGATTCTGGTGAGGTAATTCAAATAACAAGCGGTGCTGGTGGTCAATTAATTATTACCACTAACGACGCAGATAATGACTCAGAAGAGTTACAGCTCAAAGGCGAATCATTTTTAATAAATGGTAGCAAAAGAGCTTTCTTTTCATGCAGATTTAAATTAAGTGATGTTACACAATCTGATGCTTTAATTGGTTTAGCAATAACAGATACTACAGCTATAGATGGTGTATCAGACGGCATTTTCTTTACTAAAGACGATGGCGACACTAATTTAGATTTTGTTGTTGAAAAAGATTCAACTGAAACTGAAAGTGCAGGAGTTCATACTATGGTGAACGACACTTTTGTGACTGCATCATTCTTTATTGACCCAAATTCTAGTCAGGTATTTTATGCTATTAATAATGCAGAGCCTGTAGGAGTGGTAAATACTAATTTACCTGACAATGAAGAACTTACAGTTACACTTGCAGTTCAAGCAGGTGAAGCAGCAGCTAAGAGTTTAGTTGTTGATTATGTTAGTGTATTGGTAGAGAGATAATGGCTGATACGGTAACATCACAAACTATTCAGGACGGTCAGAGAAAGGCCGTCTTGAAATTTACTAATGTCTCCGATGGTACTGGCGAAGCTAATGTTGTTAAAGTAGATGTTTCTGCTTTACAAGCAAATGCCAATGGGGATGCTTGTACTAGCGTAACAATACAAAGAATTTATTGGGCTTGTCGTGGTATGGGTGTCAATTTATTTTTTGATGCTACCGCTAATGTTTTAATTACTGGATTACCAGCAGATAGTACAGGCGATGAATACTATGATAATTTTACAGGCATACCTAATAATGCAGGTTCTGGAAAAACAGGAGATGTTTTATTTACCACAGTAGGACATTCTAGTGGCGACACATATTCAATCATTTTAGAGCTAGTTAAAGAATACGGTTAAGGATAGTTTGAATGGCTCGTAAACCAGACAAACAACCGCCAAGAAACAAGAAAAACTATAGGCCTACCAAAAAAGGTGCTGGCATGACAAAGGCTGGTGTCAAAGCATATAGAAAACTCAACCCAGGCAGTAAATTAAAAACTGCCGTAACCAAGAAAAAAAATCTTACAAAAAAAGAAAAAGCTAGACGTAAATCATTTTGTGCTAGATCAGCTGGACAAATGAAAAAGTTTCCCAAAGCAGCAAAAAATCCTAACTCAAGATTAAGACAAGCAAGAAGACGTTGGAGCCT